ATAACACCTAAAGGTATTCCTACATTTATTTTTGTTGTTGTAATATTAGTAACTGTTTTAGATCCACTAGTAGTATTTCCTGTAACTGTAAACAACTCATTATTATTTTTCTGTCCACTTGACCACCATCCACTATAAATTGGATAAACAGTAACTTCAGTATGTGGTCTTGCAGTAACATCTCTTGTAGAATTGTCAAATGGTGATATAAGTTTTACTTTACCAGCTCCTACTGTTGCTGGAGTTGTTGGACTTCCCGAAACAATAATTGTAAATGTATCATCAGTTGCATCACTATAGGCTTCACTTACAATCCAATCTCCATCTTCGGTTATTAAATAATTAGTTCCTGAATCTGTTCCAGACTCTAATATAATTTGATATGCAAGTGCATCTAAAGATGAATCAGTTTCTATTTCATCTATTGCAGACACACCAGTTGCCATATCTTCATGACTATATTCAAATGTACGACATCGCATTTTGAATACTGGTAAGTTTTGTAGTTGATAAAATGGGTCATCATGGTCTACAAAACTTATTTCAAATAATTTCTTTCCGTCAGGAAAGTAAATCAAATCACCCTCATTAGGGCGAGTACTAACGATTAAATTTTGATCTGTTGATATTAATTCTTCAAATCTTCTCTTAGAAACTACCCATGTAGCTTCATCCTGCATATCAATACCAAACCTAGTCATCATTTCTTTTTGACCTTCGTAACCTTCTATGTTATCTAGGTACATCTCTATTATATATGCATCATTAAAAGAACTTGAAGCGTCCTCTCCAAACAAAGTATCTTTATTTACCAACTTTCTAGGAAGATAATATACATCCTGCCCAAATACCGAAAGTTGTTCGATAATTAGATTTTCATACAATCTCTGTTCGGCAGTTGAGCCTGTATTAAAATATACACTAGTTGGCATTTTATCCTATCATCATGTCCGCTGGTAATCCATATCCGTTAAGTAATTGTTCTTCTAATAATTTTATTTCTTCATCAGCTTGTGTGTAAATGGTTTCTCCATTCATTTGAACACCACCTAACATTGCAACTCCACTAAACTTAATTAAGTTTGCTCCCCATTGTTTTTTGATAAGAGCAGTTGCATATTTTTTAAGAAAGATGTCATTATAAACATCTGTATAAACTGTAGGATCTAATTTTCTATAACATTCTATTACAAAATATTGGTCACTAGGAACTTCATTATTCCAATCCATATCTAAATAAATTCTATTTTGGTGTTGATTAAATCGTATAGGAACTTCTCCTGTAAATAAATGATCTATCAAATCTAAATGTGACTGTAACATTTGATAATTAATTACAGAAGTGGAAGTGAAATCCCATAAATCATTTAATCTCATTTGGTATTTCATATCAAACATTGGTGATTGTGTTTGATCTGTCATTGGAAATATTCTTAATACAGAAATTACAGAGGCTGGAATCGGCATCCAAACCTTTTGTTCTAACCATGCATAGGCTCCTCCTGCATTATCTATTGAGTCTGTAACATTAGTAGTTCCATCTGTTCTAGCTCTGGTAATTTGATCAGATGTCATTTTGTATTTAAGATACATTCTTTCAACACCATCCATATGATACTCTGCAAAATATTGAAGTGCATCATCAATTCGATCATCACATTGATCTGGATCAACATTTACATCAATAACTGGTTTTCCTAATGATCTTAAACAATGTTCTTTTAATGTACTTTTCGATGTTGGTATTGCCATAATTATCCTTTTATCCTAAAGCAATAGACATTGCTAAAACTGTTCCTAAAGATTCTCCTTTATTTGCAACTTCTACAATATTACTACTTGAATCTCGTACATAGATTTTTTGGTCTGCTGTATTTACTGCAACTTCTCCTGCCGCAAGATTTGATGTAGTAGGTACTGAAGATGCCGTTTCTGATTTTTTTAATTTAATTACTGTAGCCATTAGAATGTACCTCCGTCAATATCTCCAAAAGAAGGGTCAGTTCCAGAACCAGCACTTACTAGTACTTGTCCAGAAGTTCCTACTGCAATTAAATTAACTGCACTAGTTCCATCTCCTGTCATTAGTTGATTTGCTCCTATTGTGTTTACTCCTGTACCACCATTTGCAACAGCAGTAATTCCTGTGACTGCATTTGAGTTTGCAAGGTCTAACTGTCCATAAACTGCAGCTTGTCCTGCTGTTCCAGTTGAACGTAAAACTTGTCCAGCAGTTCCAGTACTTTTTACACTCAATGCATCTGACAAAGTAAACATTGTGGTATTATCAGTTGCAACATTCATTGTATTTCCTGTTTTAGTCAAGGAAGTACCAGCAATGATTTGTCCTGCACCTGAGAATTGTGAAACTGTTAGTGCAGTTGTACCTAATGTTGCATCACCATTATGAGTAAATACATATCCATTTTCAGCTGCAACTGTTCCTTGTTCTACGAAAACGAATGTTCCACCAGAAAGTTCTGCACCAGTATTTGCATCTGTTGCTCTTGTGAGAACTAGAGTTGCACTTCCTGTACCTACAGTAGATACATAGTAAATACCATTTTCTGTTGCAGGGTCTTGATTTTTAACAAGTACTCTCATATCAGCAGTAAGTGCTATACCATCAAGTGATACTGCACCATTTCCAGAAGCAGTCAATGTTCCTGCACCATTGTTGTATGTCCATGAGGTAACATCCGCAGTAGTTGCACAAGCAACTGAGTCTTTTACATCAAGTCCTTGTTTGACTGCATCGACATATGCTTTAGTTGCAGAGTCTTGAGCACTTGTAGGGTCTGCGACATTAGTTATCCTATTTGAACCCATATCGATTGTCTTACTGGATGCTATGGTAAAGTTATCATCAACTGTTACTGTTCCACCAGCAGAATCTATTGTTAGGTTTCCAGAACTAGTGTCTATTTCGTTGTCTGCTGTAATACCGACTTGTACGTTTCCAGCAGTATTTCCTGTAGAAGTTACGTTACCTGAAAATGTACCAGTTGTTGCATTGACTCCAGCTGCCCATGACATTACACCACTTCCATTTGTAATCAACATATTATTTGAATTACCATCATTTACTGGTAATGTCAAAGTATGTGACGTTAAATCAGCATTTGCAGGGGCCTTAATTGTGACCGACTTTGCATTTGTTTCACTAAAAACCTTTATTGTTCCTACAGTACTAGAACCATCACCTTTAAAATTTACTACACCAGTTCCATGAGGTGTTATGTCTAAATCACCATTTGTATCTGTCGTAGTAATTGCATTACCATTAAGGTCTATATTATCAACCTTGAGGTTGTCTAGTTTACTATTTGAATCTGCAATTAATGTAGAACTTGCTGTAAGTGTTCCGTGAACATGATCTAACATATCCATGAAATACTTACCACCTATAATTAGGTTTGCATTTCCAGCAGAGTTTCCTATATATAATCTGTCACCACCATTATTTTGGGCAGATGCGTCACCATATGTAACTGCAAGTTCTCCTGCACCTAACGTGCCGGGAGCAGTTTCAGAGGTTGCAGCTCCCCTTTTAATTTTAATTGTTGTTGCCATTTTTTACCTTTAAAATGTTCCTCCGTCTACTTGTAATGCATTTCGATTTGTACCAAACACATTGTTATCTTCCCATTTATCGTTAGAGTCATTAAACATTATAATAGCTGCATCTGAAGGACTTAATGCAATATTAGTATCTGACATAGAACCAATAGATCCACCTTCTGCACCAGCAGCTGCCATCTTTTCCCAATATGTAGTATTTGTAGGAATTTGTCCTGAAACTCCCTGAATACATACATAAGAAGATCCATTATAATAAGTTACATCATTTACTCCATAAACATAAGAATTGTTGTATGCACCCTTCCATCTGAATGTTCCTTGAGCCCCTGTTTGACCCATAGGTAGTCCAAAGTTAAGAACGGCTGCGGTATCTGTTCCTGCATTTACAACAGTTGCATTAGAATCTTCTGCTAATGTAGTTACTGTTCCTATTGCAATAGTTGCATTATCTCCAGCTGCACCAGTTGCTCCAGTTAA